GGAGGGCAAGGCGGCAAAGACCGTCAAGGCCGCAACGCTGCAGGAAGCGCTGACCCGCGCCGGGCTTGGCAAATTCACGGGCAAGGTGACGGTGGACGGCGTGACATACAACCTGCAGAACGGCAAGATCGTGAAACCGACCGGGAAGCCCGCATCCACAGCGGACAGCACGGAACCCCCGCCAGGCAAACCGACAGGCGTGCTCGGATCGCCCGGCGCTCCGGCGTCTCCGACTGGCGGATTCCTGGCCGGGATCGCGGCCATCACCGACAAGATAAAGCCGACAAAGAAACCAGGGAAACCATTGACCGAATAAGGGGGGCGCGGACATGGCACGATACGAGATCACAACCGAAACGCGCCCGGTCAACTGGAGCGCGGACGGAACCGAACGGGTGCTGCAGAACTGCCGGAACCTGATGCTGCTGCGGGCCGGGGAAATCCCATACGGGCGCTGGCGCGGCATCGACCCCGCAATGTATCACATGACGCGGGAGGAGACAAACTATAACCTTGTGCCGGAACTCGACCGGGTGATGCAGGCGGAACCGCGCGTCACGGTTGAGGACGGGTGGTGCGAGATGGACACGGCGACCGGCGACACCATCTATCACTGCATCGTGAACATGAACGAGGACGAATGAGGAGGGGCGTATGAATAACAGCGAGGTGCATTATATCACCTACGACCCGGACGCAATCTGGGAGGCCATCGTGGCGGAATACCAGGCGCAGGGCGGAGACACGCTGTACCCGGGCGACGAGAAGGAAATGCTGCTCCGCGGCGTGCAGGCGGCCTTTGTGCAGGCGCTGGCAGGCGTTGACACCGCGTTGCGGATGGACACCCTGCGCTATGCCGTGGGCGAATACCTGGACATCTACGGCGAGAAGCGCAACTGCCGGAGGACGGACGCGACCTATGCGCAGATCCGCGTGCACTGGTCGCAGGATGCCGCGGGCGAGACGATCATCCCGGAGGGGACGCTTGTCACCCCGGACGGCGTGATTTATTACGCGCTGGACGGCGCGATTGACCTGACCGGCGGAACCTCCGGCGATGTGACCGCGACCTGCGAGGACGCTGGCACGGACGGAAACTGCGTGGCGGCGACCGGCACTCCGCTGAACTTCTCCGCGGACGTGGACGGAACGGGCGATGTGGTGACGCTGACCGGATACCTGACCGTTGCGGGCACAGACGCGGAGGATGACGACACCTACCGGGAGCGCATCCGCACCTACGGGCTGTCCGCTGTGACGACCGGAACCAAAGCGAGCTACGAAAGCGCCGCCCGGAGCGCGAATATTGCCATCCGTGACGCGCTGTGCAAGCAGACATACGCCTATTACGATACAAGCGCGCACCAATGGGTGGAGTATGACCCGGACAGCCAGACTGTGACGCAGTACGCCACCCGCGCCTGCGTGGGCCTGTATCTGGCATACAATCCCGACGAAATCACCGAGGCAAACGCAATTCAGGCAGCGCGTGCGGAGGTGAACGACCCGTCGAAGAAACCCCTGACCGACCTGATTTTTGTCCACAGCGGCACGGTCGCCAACTACCAAATCAACGTGACCATCGGGCATACGGGCGACATCAGCGAGGCGGTGGCTGCCGCTGTTGAGGAATACCAGGCATGGCAGGACTATTCGTTCACGGGCGAGTGGAACGCGGAGCGCCTGACCGCACTGCTGTACCAGGCGGGCGCGGAAAGCCTGACCTACACGGACACTTACGTGACCATCGGCGGAACCACCACACATGGCGCGGTTCGGGTGCCGCTGGACGCTGATAGCCCGACCTACTTTGTCGGAACCGTCAACGTGACCATGGCATAAGGGGGCGGCGAAATGATACGGGCCAATCCGAGGGAGCTTTTCCCGAAATTCCTGCTCCAGGACAAAACGGGGCGGGCGCTGTGCTACGCATTGTGCGCGGGCATGAACGCCGTGTTCGACATCATACAGGCCGGGATTGACGAGGTGATGAACCCGGAAAAAATGAGCGAAAGGCGGCTGGATGAACTGGCATGGGAGTACAACATCCTGTACGACTATGACGCAAGCATCGAGAAAAAGCGCTACCTGGTCGCCAACGCCATGGAAATGTATCGGTATTACGGGACGGAGCAGGCGGTCGTGCAGGCGCTGCTGACCATCGCAGACAGCGCAAGCGTCGCGCCGGACGCGGATGCTTACGCCATGGCCTACCCGCCGGAGAGCGGCAGCAACATCTACGCTGTCAGCACATCGCAGGAAATCGAGCCCGGAACACCGGCGTTTGACTGGCTGATGACCATCGGGCAAATGGTCGGCAACGTGCGCTCGACCCTGATCGGCGTGGCGGGCAGCAACCCTGCCGAGAATGTTGACCTGCTGATCCCGCTGGCCGGGAACGTGCAGTTTACGGACGTCATAAACTACTACTAAGGGGGTGCGAGAATGTGGAGATGTGTTGCTACTGACGCAGGCGCGGCGAAATGGGCACGAATGGAGCCAATCCGTGTGACGCGGATCGACTTTGGCGACGGCGCCATCGCCAGCGACGCGGAGGCAGCGGGGCTGACCGCGCTGAAACACCACGTGCAGGACTGGAACGAGGGCGGAAGCCGCGTTTTGAACGGCGTGACCTATTCCACGGGCGTTGTCCAGTCTTACGGCAGCTATGGCGGGATCACGATGGAGATCACGAACGTCGGATTGGAAAGAACGTTTTTCCTCCGTGAGATTGGCATCTGGGTCGCTGACGGGGATGCGGAGATCCTTTTCGGCGTATCTTACACGACAACGAATCCAGACGGGTATGAACTGACATACCGCAAAGAAAGCATGATAAGGCAAACGCTTTCGTTCCTTCAATCGGGCGAAGAGAATGAGCTCGCGCTCTACATGGAGGGCGCCGGTGTGGAAAATGATTCTATCCCGCAGGACGCAACGAAGATCGCGGATCGGGCCTTTTCTGACCGCTTCGACATGACTTCGGCTGACATCCCGGACGCTGTTGGCGAAATCGGGGATGCAGCATTCGACAGCACTCCGCTGAACACACTCCGGTTTAATAAGCGGGCGCGCTATAATGGGCATGGTTATGACGCATACCTGCGCATCGGTCGGTCAGCGTTCAGCTCTACCGGAATCACAGCGCTCGATCTCGGCCAACATATGCTGGAAATCGGGGATGGAGCATTTTGTTTTTGTGAAAATCTGGAATCCGTCACCGGCTACGCGCAATCCATCGGCATTGAGGCATTCTGGTCTTGTACGAGCCTAAAAACTGTAAAAATCGAAACGACACTCGATCACAGCGGCACGATGACTGTCGGGCGGGGGGCGTTTGATACAGTAAACAGCGAGCTGAATCTGGATCTGAGAGGCGGCAAGCTCGTATTCGCGTCTGATGGCATCCAGAACCAGGGCATTTTCGGCAGCTGGCGCAACTGGCGGGACGATGAAAACCATCAGGGATGTTCAATTCGCCGTTTGTGGCTCTGGTTCGATGAATATGATGTACCGGATTATGTGTTCGCCGCGTCTCCGTATTATCTTGTTGCCACAGATAGCGTATATTTCTTCGATGCCGCGTTGAACCTCGCACAACACAGACTGCAGCCAGCATATCTGGATATCCATCGTTCCAGCGATTATTTGCCGCTCTACTCCGGCGGCACACAGACGTTTGCGGATTACACATTCTTCAACCTTACGAGAATCTCGCTTAGTGAAGACGCGGTAATCGGCACTCTCAGGACTGGCGAACTGGATGCTGCGCGCGTTCCGAAACTGCGCAACCTTACAGTTTCCAGCAATTGCGGTTTTCAGACGATCAGCGACGCGGCATTTAACTCAAACGAGTTCACCCAGCTCTACATCAGCAGAGGATTTTCAGCCAGCATCGCCGCAAACGCGCTTCAAAATGTCGCTGTTAGCGGAATCTATGTATACCGTGGGCAGGATATAAGCGACTTCCCGTGGGGCGCAAAAGGCAGACCTGGCGGCGACCCTGTACTGCACTATCTGGATAGCTGACGCGCGAAAGGAGCATAAACCATGGCATGGAATTTTACGCTGACCCTTGCGGCCAGCAGACTGCTCCGGCGGGGGAACGCGGTGCAATACACCCGCGCATACGC